TGAATTATTGGTTGAAGGTGAGAGTGTTAATGATGTTGCAACAGCTATTGGAGTAAGTAGACAAACAGTATCGACATGGAAGAATAAAGATGAGTTGTTTAAGGCCGAGCTTGACAAATGCAGACAGAGTTTAAAATCTGAGGTTGATGGTAGATTATTAACGCATGTTGTTCCACTAACGGATAAGCTTATTAAGATTGCCCTTAAGAGCAGCAGTGATAAGACCTCACTAGATGCTATCATATACGCAATCAATAGGCTTTGTGGTACTCCTACTAATAAGATACAGGACGTAAGCAATGATAAAGATAATAACGTCGAGCTTGATATAGATCAGTTAGTTAGTGAGATTAAAAGTGATAACAATGTGATAGATATTTCCCAAGCTAAATAATTCATAAAGGCTGAAATATTCAAAGTTATTTCGCAAAGTTATCATTTAGCGAAATAATTGCATAAACTGGAATTTTAAAGAATGGCTTGCCTACTGGAATAGAATAGATTTCGCATTTTATGAATAAAGAAATGTATAAAATTAGTGAATAATCAGTGCATAAAATAGTAAATATACATGTTTTGTTGAATAAAAATTAATTATTATTTCCCGCTATTTCTAGAGTGATTATATTGATATTATAGCATAAATCTATGGATGGGGGTGCCTTCTAAAATGAAAAATCAAAAAATACGGTCGATAAGCTCCATAAAATTTCTCTATAATTTTTAAACTCGAAAGAAATAATGACAAAATGGAAGCTCTATTAAAAGAAGTTAAAGAAACTAAAGCAGAATTAAAAGAAAAGTATGGTTGTGAATTGTAATTTTCAGCAGGAATATACCAACTTTTGTATAATTAGTTATTATGAAGGGGGTGAGGTGAATATGCAATGGGAAATAGAATTCGCATTAAGACAAAGAGAATTAAGTTTTGATATTCCATTTATAAGAAAAGTGATGAAAAATACAGCTAATAACTTAGAAGAAAGTTTTAAAAAATATGAAGTAAACTTATCAGCTAGTTTTGATGATGCATTCACAATATTTATAGACGATTATAAAGACGTGACTGTAAAATTGAGTGATGAAAGATTGGTATTTAGCACAAATTTAGATGAAGATCATATTTTTGCAGAAGTTACCATAGAAAATGGAATGTATGTAATAGAGTATTGTAATTCACAAAAGCCAATAGAAAAAGTATTTTTCTTGGATGAAAGAGAGATATCTAACATTATTGGTAATGTAATTTTTTTCAATATGAATGAATAAATTTGTAAGAACTCTAGAAATAGGGTTCTTTTATTATGTCCAAAAGGAGGAATAACATGATATACTTTGACAACTTAAAATTTCATACAGAACTTAAATATGAGGTATATCTGTTAAATAAATACCTCACTAAACATTATGATTCAGGTACTGCGGATAAGCTTTTAAAGACTAATAGCAGGGATTTAGATAGACTCGCAAAGGCACTAAGTAACAAAGACATTGAATTTTTCTGTTTGTATTTCATGAGTGACACTTTTGTTCCTAAAGGAATGAATGATGATGGAAGTTATCCAGTGGATCATATACCAAATGTAGCTAGACAACTTTCTAAAGGTCATTATGAGTTATGGGATATTGCAAATGAAATATTTGTAGAAGATAAAAGAGATAAAGCAGCAATCATAGAACCAAGAGGATACGCAAAAACTACCATTTTTGATATGGCTGTTAGTGTATATTTACATTGCTACAAAAAATCTCTCGTTACTCTACTTGGAGCTAAAACTGACACAGATGCAACTCAATTCTTGGATTCTATTAAGAAAGTATTTAATGAGAACCAGAAGATTATTAAAAATTTTGGTAAATTGATTGACATTAAGGCTGTAAAAGCAAATGGAGAAAGATATACAGTTAATGCCAATGAAGTTGAGTTTACTAATGGGACATATATTAGAACTGTTGGTTCTGGAACATCAGTTAGAGGTTCTAACTGGGGAGGAATTAGACCTACTGTATTTATAGGTGATGACTTCCAAGATGAAAAGAATATTTTAACAGATGCAGCTAGGGAGAAACAATACAGTAAATGGACAAAAGAAGTTGAAGAGGTTGGAGATAAAGCAGTTTATAGGAATGGTAAAAAAATAAAAGCTGCAACTAAGATCATTGCTATTGGAACAGTATTACATATTGATTGTTTAATGTCTAAGCTAAGCAGAAATGGTGATTATTATACTATTTTAAGGCGTGCAATAATTCTTGAAACTGACCAGACTGTTGAAGATATTTTCGAAAATGGTTTGTGGTTACAATGTCATGATATATACTTCGATGAAAAACTAAATAAAGAGGAAAGAAAAGAAAAAGCTAAGCAATTCTATGAGGATCACAAGGAAGAAATGCAATTTGAAACCTGGTGGCCCGAAAAATGGGATTGCTTTAATGATTTAGCGATTAAATACTGGGAAGATAGAGCTGCATTTATGTCTGAGCTTATGAACGATGCTACAGCTATAGGCGAAAAGTGGTTTAAATCTATTGCTACTAGAACTAGTGAGGAGATAGAAAACCACAAATTTATCAAAACAGCTTTAGTTATAGATCCGGCAGCAAGCACAAGTAAGAAAAATGACTATACTGCTATGGGAGTGATGAGTAAAGCTACAAATGACTTTACTTATGTTCGTGATTTGTTAATGAAAAGACTTGGATATAATGACTATTGCGAAAAAGCTGTTGATTTTATTAGAAGGCATGAAGATATTACTCATGTTGTTATTGAGAAAAATACATTTATGGGTGCTGATGTTCTTAAAATACAAGAATTAATTGATAAAGAACCTAAATTAAAGAGTAGGCGCCTTGAATTTATTAATAAAATGCAGAAAACAAACAAGGATGAAAAAATAAGTACTGTTATGGATCCGGTAAATAATGGACAGATAGTTATAAATTCTGATTGTGAGGATAGTTCAGCAGCAGTTAAACAAGTATTAGAGTTCCAAGGCCAAAAATATACTCCTCATGATGATTTTATAGATATGATTTCAGAGGGGGAAAATGCTTTAAAAGAAATAAAAGTGGTTAGTAAAGTTGAAATATTCGATAGAAATTCATTATTTTAGGAGGAGGTGTTAATGTGGGATATATACAGGACAACTCAGAATTATTAAGTCATGTCCTGAGTGATTTTCGAAGTAGAAAAATACTATACGATAAGATGTATGATTATTGTATAGTGGGAGAAACAGATGCATATAAAAAGTATAAGCGAAATCCAAAAAGAAGTAATTTAAAAATTAAAGTTAACTTCATCAAAAAGTTTATTATGGAAGAAGTTGCTTATTTAGTTAGTAACAAAATCACTTATGGTAGCAAAAGTGATAATAAGGATATAATTGATTACATTGAACATAAGACGGCTCATTGGGATGAGAATCATGAAGAGAACGTTCTTAGGGATATGTTATCATTTGGCAGTGTTTACGAATTATATTATACAACTGAAAAAAATAATGAACTCTTTTTCAATGCAAAAGTAATAAGTCCTCGTGATGGCTATATTCTTGAAGATGATTTCGGAAATATATCAATGTTCTTAAGATTTTATAAAAAGAAATTTGATACAAAGCAATATATAGATATTTACACACCAGATTATATTTATCATGTTGATGAAAGTTTTGATAAGATTGATGAACCTACTCCTAATAGATTTGGAGAGGTTCCTGTAAGAGTTGGTGTAGTGAGTAAATATAAAGAGCAGGATACTTTATTTAATGAATTAAAGGATTTACAGGATGCTTTTTGCACGAATTTAAGTGATATTGTAAATGAAATATCTGACTATAGGTTAGCTTATTTGCTCTTTTCTGGTTGTCAAATAGATGTGAAAAATAAAGACGAAGATGGAAAAACACAACTTGATTACCTAAAAGAAAAAGGGGCAATTTCTGTTGATGCAGATGGAAAAGTGTCATTTGTGACTAAAGAAATTAATGATACAGCTGTCCAAAATACTCTTAATACATTGAAGAAGACAATGTATGAATTGTCTAATCATATTGATACAAATGAAAAAATGCAATCAAATCTCAGTGGTTCTGCTCTTAGAAATAGACTTATAGGCCTTGAACAAAGAATAAAGAACTCTGAAGGGTCAATGAAGAATATAATTAAAGGCAGACTATATTTTATGTTTAAATTGTTTAATAAACTTGAAAATTTAAATTATGATTACAGAGATATAGAAACCAAATTTACATTAAATATTCCTCAGGATGATTTAACAATAGCTCAAATTATATCTCAAATTCCAGATGGTGTTTTATCAAAAGCTACAATGAGAACATTGTTTAGTTTTATATTCAATTCTGAAAGAGAGCAAAAGCTTATTGATGCAGAAAAGCAAAAGGAACTGAATCATGAAGTAGATTTGGATAAGGTAATTAACAATAATGGATAAGAAAGGACTTACCCCCGAGCAAGAATTTTTTAATGATAAAACATTGGATTTTGCTAAAGAGCTATATGATCAAAATGATAACAAAATCAATGAAGCATATAAGGGACAGAAGGAAAATAGAGATGATCTTTTAAATAAAATAGCGAAGATACTGTTATCGTATAATATTTTTGATAATATAATGAAATTAGGTCCAGAAGAGAAGCAGAATTTGTATTCAGAGTTAAGCAACTTAATTATTGATAAATTCAAATCAGAATTAGATTTTGAAACTAATTTAACTAAGAACATATTATACGATGTTGGTAAAAGTAAATATAGTACAAATAATTATCTTTATAGCCTCGGTACTGATTTTAAACTCACTCAAATTGACGATAAAGCGTTAGAAAATATTATTAATACTAAAGTTGAGGATAAACTTTGGTCAGATAGGTTATATAATAATAAAAATGATATGAGTAAGTTATTAAGAAATGAAATCAAAAAATTTCTTAATGGTGAAACTAATGTAAATGAAATAGAAAATAAAATAAAGAAGAAATATAACGAGAATGCATATGAAACAAAGAGATTAGTTCAAGATAATATATGTAGGGTGCAAGAAGGTGCTAATGATGTATGGCAACATGATCATGGAATAAAGAAAGTTATGTATATGGCTACTCTTGATGGTAAAGTCTGCTCAAAGTGTGCTCAGTATGATACTAAAGTATTTGATATTGATAAAAAGCCTGTACAAATACCGCAGCATCCATTTTGTAGATGTGTTTATATATCATTACTGGATAAAGATTGGCATCCTAAGATGCGACTTGATAATGAAACTAAGCAAAATATTAATTGGCAAAGTTATCAAGAATGGGCTAATGGTCCAGGTGCTGAACATTTAAAGCTGAAAAGAAGGACTAGCAATATTGGAGAATTTGCAAAACTTGAAGAGCCAATGCAATTAAAACATATTAGATCAGTCTGCAAAGAAGCTAAAATTGATTTAGAAGGAATAAAGATAAAAATACAAAGAGATAAGAGTTTAATTGACTTACCTTTTTTTGCTTCAGCAGATCCTAAAGATGTTGGTAGAATAGATTTATTCCCTGGTGCTTTTAAAAATAGAGATGAATTGTTAAGAACTATAGTGCATGAAAAAGTACATGTTGAACAGTACAAAAAATATGGTGGTCAATATGTAATGGAAAATAGAAATAAATTTGAGGAAGAGGCTTATAAAATTGAAGAAGAATGGTATAATGAATATAAGAAGAAGGGGTGATGTATGTGAAATGGATGGAATGTATAAAATCAATACATGATACAGGAAAATCAGGGAAATGCCCAAAATGTAATAGTAGAAATACAGATTATGCATATGTATTAGTAGATGAAGTTAATAATATGGGTTATTTGGATGTTTGGTGCAATGAATGCAAATCTATTGAACATATTAGCAGGGTAAAAATAGATGATACATTGAAACAAGTAATAAATGTTAATGATGTTGATTCTGTCATACCAAAATACAAATTAATTTAGAAGCACTTACTTAAGTTGAATAGGTAGGTGCTATTTTTATGCCTAAAATTAAGGTGGTGATCCAATATCTCGCAAAGCCAGCGTTAAGGCTTATTTTTATTTTAGGAGGAATGTATAAATGAATTACTATATCGGAACTACATTAGTAAAAGCTCAACCAATGACAAGAGGAGAATATAATCAATTTAAAGGATGGGAAGCTCCTAAAGGAGAAGACCAAACAATTGACGGTTATTTAGTTGAAGATGAAACCGGATATACTTCATGGAGGCCAGGATGTCAATTTGATAAATATTATTTAAAGGTTGATGATAATCCTAATTTGCCTAGTGGAGTTTCAGTAGGTCCACAAATGGTTAATGATTTTATTGTTGACTATGAGGTGTTCACAAAGAAAGATAAAATTACCATTGTTATTGCAACATTAGTTAATGGATTTACGATTGTTGAAAGTTCTGCTTGCGTAGATCCAGTGAACTACAATGAAGAAATTGGCGCTGAAATATGTAAGGAAAGAATTAAAAATCAAGTATGGAATCAATTGGGATTCTTACTTCAAACAGCATATAAAGGTATTAAAAATAATTAGGAGGAATTAGTGTTATGAAAGAATTAAGTACAATTCAAAAGAGAGAAAAATTAAATCAAGTTTTTGCAGCAGATGGAGAAGGCCCAGGAGGTGCGCATCATGAATATAGAATTCAATATGAATTGTTTCCCGTTGGAAAATCTAAAGAGACTCATATTATTTCAAAGATACAATTTCAAAAAGGACCAAGAAAAGAAAAAGATTCGACTCATGGTGTAATTGACACTGACCTATTAGAAATAGTAAGAGACAGATTAAAGTCATTTCAAGCTGGACCATTTGCAAGTAGAGAAAATGCATGTGCATTAACTCATATTGAAGAGGCTTTAATGTGGATGAATAGAAGAGTTGAAGACAGGATAGAAAGAAATGTTCTTGGTAAAAATGAAAAGTAATTAAGTCTTAGAAATAAGGCTTTTTATTTTGCCCTTAGCATGGCGAGAAAAGGCTGAAAATTTCAAGTGATAAAGTATACCAAATTCAAAAATATTTATGTTCTAGGGCACGTCTTGTATGGTCTAGGGGATAGGAGGAATATAACATGAAAAAAGCAGAGTTATTAAAGAAAGTTGAAGCATCAAAAGATGAAGATGATATTAATGATCTATTAAAGGGGACTGATATCGAATCAACTTTTAAAGTTGAGCCGACTTTAGACGCCTTTAAGGCCAAGTTAGAAAGCGATAAAGCTTTTAAATCTTTTATTGATTCAGAAAAAGATACACATGCTAATAAAGCACTAGAAACTTGGAAGACTAACAATTTACCAACACTTATTAACGATGAGGTTCTTAAGGCTACTGGCAAGAAAAAGACTCCAGAGCAACTTAAAATTGAAGAGCTGGAAAGAAAATTTACTGAAAAGGAAGTTGAAGCACAGAATTTAGCAAATCAATCTAAAATTAAAGATTTGTTAACGCAGTCTGGTTTTGACCCTACAAAGACTATCGAGTTCTTTAATACTAGCAACGTGGAAAATGTTGAAGCTAGCATTGGAAACTTTAAAAGTATAATTGATGAAATGGTTAGTAGTGGCGTAAAAAAGGCAATAGCTGATGGTAATTATACTCCACCAGGTGAAAATGGTGCTGGTGAATTAACCGCAGATGATTTAGCAAAAATGATGATGTAAAAATAATAAATTATAAAAATTGGAGAGTGATATTTTATGGCAGTTAACACAATTGCATATGCAACTTTATTTCAACAAGCATTAGATAAACAAGCAGTAGCTAAATTAACATCAGGATGGATGGATGCTAATGCGGGTCAGGTAATTTACAATGGTGGTAAAGAAGTAAAAATTCCTAAGATATCTATGGATGGATTAGGAGATTACGACAGATCAAAAGGTTTTGCAGATGGCGCAATAGTTTTAGAATATGAAACTAAGACTATGACAATGGATAGAGGCAGAACATTTATGTTAGATAGTATGGATGTTAACGAATCTAACTTTGTTGCTAATGCTACTAATGTAATGGGACAATTTCAAGCAACTAAGGTTGTTCCGGAAATTGATTCTTTCAGATATTCTAAGATTGCAAGTTTAGCTATTGAAGCGACAGTTGCTGAAGGTTCTACAAGTGTATTAGCAACTGGCGGAAATACAATAACTGCATCAAATGTACTTGAGTTGCTAAAAGCTGATATTGCTGCTATTCAAGATATTGTTGGTGGAGATGTTCCTTTAGTTATATCTATGTCTGCTTTAATTTCATCAATTTTAGATCAAAGCGATAAGTTTAACAAGTACATTTGTTCTTGCGATTTCCAAAAGGGAGATATTCAAACTAAAGTTCAATCTATTGATAATATTCCAATAATAAAAGTTCCAAGTGCGAGATTAAAAACAGCATATGAGTTTTATGATGGTAAGACATCTGGTCAAACTGCAGGTGGATTTAAAGTTGCTACTACTGCTAAAAATATTAACTGGATGATAACTCCATTAACAGCACCAATTGCAGTAAATAAGACCGATAAGGTTAGAATTTTTGATCCTGATACAAATCAAGATGCGGATGCATGGAAATTGGATTATAGAAAGTATCATGATTTATGGATAATGGATGAAGCTCTAAAACTTTGCAGAATAAATATTAAGGAAGCATTAAGCTAGGAAATTTTATTCCTGGCTTTTTCTTTAAGGAAGGATGATTGTTTTGTATAAATTAAAAAAATTAAATGTGGTTAAAGTTGTTGAAGCCGAAAATGAAAAAGATAAGCTAATTGCTAATGGATTTAAAATATTAGAGGAAAAAACAGATGATAAGGGTAAAAAGTAATGTTAGAAGATATCAAAACATTAATTGGATTAACTACAGATAAAGAAGATTCTAGGTTGAATATATACATTAGCATGGCTGTAACTCTTATTAAAAATTATTTAAACAATGATTTGTTAGAGGATCAATATATAAAGGATAACTATAGTACTGCAATAACTTTAATAGTAACAAATGCATATGAGTGTAAAAGAAATGGAAATAATGGAAATGTAAAATCAATTACGCAAGGGGCTAGAAGTTTAACATATGGTGAAGATAAAGCTTTTTGCATAAATGATGATATTAAAGCCTTGTTACCTATTCCATATGTAAAATTGTATTATTAAGCAGGTGAATATATGTTTTACGATAAAGAAATTTATATTTATAAATATGACTCTTTTGAAGATGAACACAGGATAGATAGAGAAGGGTATAAAAAAATAAGTGATAATCCATTTCTAGTTGATATACAACCTTATAATTCTGAAAAAGCAAAACGTGAGTATGGATATGACATTGAATGTAGTAGAAAAATGTTCTGCGATGTAATTACAGAAATAAAAGAAGATTCTATAATAGAATATAACAATAAATTCTATGAAATTAAAGCAATACCTTGGGATGATGAATATTATGAAATTCTTTTAAATGAAACTAAAGATGTTAACATTCTCAAGGAAGATAACAATGAATAGCTTTGAAGATTTAATTGCTGAAGCTCAAAAAGCAGCTGAAAAAATTGATAATATTATTTCTGATGAAATGGAGATTAAAGCTACTGAATGTGTAGCAAGTATACAAGCAATTACTCCAGTTAAAACTGGAATATTAAGAAGATCAATGACTCATGGGAAAATTATAAAAATGCCAAATAGCTGGACCATTAAAATTGGTTCTAGTATTGAATATGCTCAAGCCGTTGAAGATGGCCACAAACAGGAAGTTGGAAGATATGTGCCAGCTATAGGGAAAAAACTAGTTAAAGAATTTGTTCCTGGAAAGCATATGATACGAGATAATGTTGATATCTATCAAGATATACTAACATCAAGCATTAATGAAAGAATAGAGAGGGAGGTATAAATGGATGATAAGATTAAATATGTAGATTTGCTTTATAGTGTTTATATTTCTCTTAAAAATAATTTTACAGAAGCAAAAATCAATATCAAAGAAAGCAGAACAGAGGTTAAAGGTCCTCTATTTTTTGTGCAAGTAAAACCACTAGATAATGACTCATACAGGTATTATACAAAGGACTTTGTAAATATAATTATAACTTTCACAGATATAATTTTAGATCAAGAAAAAATATTAAATGTAAAAGATGAGCTCAAGGAGTTATTTGATTATGGTTTGAGAATAAATGATACCTTTATTTACTTTGATAAAAAAGTATTTAATGAAAGTGAAGATTGCATTATTTTAACTTTAACTATTAAATATCATAATTCTAAGGATATTAAGAATATTCCAATTCCAGATAAATATACGGAATTTATGCATGAATTAAATTTTATTTTAAATGAAGATAAGGAGGAAATCGACTAATGTCAAACATAAATATTTATTTGAAGTCAGCTGCTGAAACATTAAATTCTAGAAGTACTAGAGGAATTGTAATGTTAGTACTTAATGACAGTGTTGAAGGCGTTAAATCTTATAATAGGAAAAGAGCAGTAACAGATGAGTACAGTGAAGAAAATAAATCAAAAAGAATAGATAAGTGTTTTGATAAATATGGAGTAAGTACATTAAAAGTAGTTTGTTATACCCCACCTGAAACTATAAGTGTAGCATTAAAAAAAATAGATGGTGTTAAGTTTAATTATTTAGCCTGTCCCACAATTACCGAAGATGAAGATAAAAAGGCTATTGTAGATTTTATAAAGGGTCAGATAACAGCTAAAAACTATACTGTTAAAGCGAATTTGGCTAACTATAAAGCAGATTATGAAAATATAGTAAGTAATTATATATCTAGTATAACAATAGATGGAGAGACTCTTACAGGAGAAGAATTTACTGTTGATCATGCTTGTATGTGTGCAGTATGTTCTATTGGAGAGGGTCTGACAAATAAAGTATTGAGTGGTGTGACAAAAGTTACTTTAGTAGATGATACAAAAGATGCTGAATCAATAAGCGAATTAGGACAAGTTGGAGTTGTTTATGACAATGATTTTGAATCATATGTTCTTACAGACGATGTTAATACAAAGATAACTATAGATGATAGCAAAGAAAAAGATATTTTAAAAGATAGAAGAGTATCGGAAATATTAAGCATGATGCAGGATGATTTAAAAGTTGCATTCAAAACAAGCTGGCAAGATAAAAAAGGTAACTCTTATTCTAATAGAAAACTATTAAGAGATACTATAAATAAAAGTTATTTTAAACCTTTAGGGACTAAAGGTGCCCTTAATGGTGATATGAGTAATACTTGTTATCTTAATATTGACGCAATTAGAGAGTATATAGAATCATTAGGTGTAGATACAACTGACATGAAGGATGAAGATATATTATCTTATGATACAAAAAGAAAGGTATTTATGAAAGCTAGGGTTTATGTATTACAAACAATGGGAGAGTTGGAGTTTGAAATAAATTATTAGGGGGTGAGTAAATAATGGACATATTTAATGAGAATTATGCTATACATGGCAAAAGTTTTCAGCTGTGGATGGATGGAGATCTTATGGCAGAAGTATTAACAGCTAAAGCCAAATCAGATTTGACAACGGAAACTGTATATATAGCTGGTCAACTTGGTAATGGGGATATTATAACTGGTGCCAATGGTACTGGATCATTAACTTTCAATACTGTAATTGGAGACCTTCCTAAAAAGGTTAATGATTGCATTAAATCCAATAAGCCATTTATATTTGACCTTATAGGTGAATTTGAGAACAAAACTTATGGAACCACTAGGAGAGTTATTATAGAAGAATGTAAAATAACTTCATTTAGTCCATTGGATGTTGATATACAAAAATTATTGCAAGATGCTTATGATTTTAAATATAATCCACAAAACGTTGATATAGAATAGCTTATGCTTTAGGTGTAGGCTATTATTTTTTATTAAAAGAGAGGAATGATTTATTAATGGATATAAAAGATATATTAAAAAATAAAGGAATTTTAGATGAGAAAAATTCTGAAAAAACCAAGAAATTAGAAGTTATCAGCTTAAAAGGTATCGGAGATGGAATGATCACTATAAAAAGTATTGGTGATGATACGTTTGATATGATTGAGAAAATGAGTAAAACAAATTTTGATATAAATAAAAATGCTGTGTATCAGGCTGTTATAGAACCTAATTTAAAATCAAAGGAACTCCAAGAATCCTTAGATTGCAAAGCTAATCCAACAGGTGTTGTAAGAAAACTTTTTACTAGAGCAGAGATAGAAATGATATCAACTGAAGTTGGTAAGTTGAGTGGAATGCATTTAGAAAAGGGGCTTATTAAAGAAATAAAAAACTAATAGACCAAGATGATGAAGTACGTATGCTCGCCTATTATATTAATAAAGGGCATGACTTACAAAAACTAATTGATCTTGGATACTATGAAAAAATGTTTTATATAGCGTCTATGCATAAATTACATGATGAAGATATAGATGAAAAAATTGCCTTAAATCCATTTTTGACAAGAAAGTAGGTGATTGCTATCGGATTATTTGGAAGTGAATTGACTATAAAAGACGGCTTTTCTAGAGTGTTTAGTGCTTTTATTGGGCAGGCTACAAGTGCTAAAAGTAGTGTAAATGGCTTAACCGGAGAAATGAGGAATGCTGAAGCCGCGTCTGCAAACTCGGTTGGTAGTATGAGAAGCCAAGTGGCAAGCTTGGCACAAGAATATAAAAAGGCAGGGTTATCACAGAGTGAAGCTTTTAGAAAAGCATGGAGCGAGGTTGAAAGAAGTTCTAACAATGCAGGTGCTGGAACCGGAAAAACATGGGCAACCACTTTTAGAAAAATAAAAAATGACGGTAGTAATGCCTTTGGATCATTAAGTAATAGCATTAGTAACTTTTCCAATTCTACATTAGGTACATTAAGCAAACTAACAGCAGGTTATTTAAGTCTTAAAGGTGCAGCTGATCTCACTAAAGAATCATTAAAAGCTGGAATGACATATCAAAACGCAAGTACATTTTTGCAAGCAACTTATGGGGAAACTAAAGGAAAAGAAAAATTCAAATGGGCCACACAGGAAGCAAATAAAACCCCATTTACTGAATCTGAGGTTGCAAGTGCTTTAGCTAGAGCAAAAGGACTTGGAATGAAAGATGATGAAAAAACATTTAAAATGTATGAAGATATGGGATCTTTTGCAAAGATACAAGGAGTTGGAGGCTTATCGAGTGCTGTTGATGCGATTTCAGATGCATTAGGGGGAGAATGGGAAAGGCTACAGACAATTACAGGTATAAAGAGACAAGGTCTTGAGGATTACGCTAAAACAAATGGATTAGGTAAATTCACAAATAAAAAAGGTCAAGTTACTGATAAAGATAAGCTTATGGAAGTTTTAGAATCTTACATGGGTGAAAAAGGTATATCTGGAATGACTGATAAATTTTCTAAGACACTTAGTGGAAGGCTATCAACATTAAAAGGTAATTGGGAAAAAACTTTAGCTGATATGGTTGGAATAGGTGATGATGGAGCTATAAAGGATGGGAGTTTATTTGATAATGCGTCTAAAGGACTAGAAAAGCTTATAACAAGTGTTAATAAATTTAGTAAAAGTGAATCGTTTGATAAAATAGCTGATGGATTAGGTAAATTAGGGAATGGATTAATAGGAGGCTTAGATTACATTACAATGCATCCAGAAACTGTAACGACTTTAACCAAAATTGGAGTTGGTTTACTCGGTCTTAAAGTTGCTAGTGGAGTGATAAGTCCAATAGTAAAATTGACTGGTGGGTTAGCTACATTAGGGGGAGTATCCAATAGTTTACCAGGCATATTAAATAAAGCTACGCTGTCAATTGGAGTTTTTGCAATTGCAACAAATAGTTTTTTTGGTGAGAATGGTGTTTTGCATAAAGTTGCAAATGGTATGTTTAATATATTTACACCGAAGGATAATAAAATAGATGTTCCAGCAGCAAGTAAATCTCTTTTAAAATCTTCAGCTAATGGATGGAATTATATATACGAAAAGATTATGGGCAATGATGAAGCAGATAACAATTATAAAAATAATGAGATTAAGAATCTGGCAGAAAGTGAAAGAGCTGATGCAAAACTTAATGGTGTTAGTGATAATACTTACACTTGGGATGCTGCAACCAGAAATAAATACAAGAATTTATATGCATATGAGCAATTCTACAATCACGATAATTCTTACGAAAAATATAAATCCTATTCTGAGTGGAATACAATTCCAAGTATGCTTAATAATAAAGAAATAAGTAATACAATTAATAATACTAGTACAAATAGCCATGCATCAAATAAAACTGAAATAAATCTTAATGTAGATACAATTAAAGAAACAGCAGATATTAACGACATTATGGATCAAATTGCAAATAAATTAAACAAGCTAAATAATACTAGAAACGCTGTAAATTATTAAAAAGGAGAGGATGAGCACAATGGGAGATGATAGAAGAAAACTAATATTAACCAGGGTAAAAGATAATTTCAGCATTTTATTTCCTTTAACGCCTTTTCCTAAGTTTTCTAGTAGCATGAATATAAGTACTGCTGAATTATTTGGACATGGTGAAACTGATACAGGTGCCATAAGAAATCTTACTAAAATAACTATGGATGGGATATTACCACATCCAAAGAACAATTATGATTTTGTGTTTAATAATGATTATACGCCTGGGTACTATACAAATTATTTATATGATTGGATGGTAAATCAAAATAATTTACTTATTTCGTATAGAACAGATACTCAAAAAATATCACATTTAAATTGCAGGATAGAGAAGTTTGATTTTGCTGAAGAAGATGGATCAAAAAATATAAAATTCAATCTAACTTTAAGAGAATATAGAGAAAATAAACTAACCGATTCTGATGATGTAGTTAATTCACAATATGTCATAGATAGTTATGGTTCAGATACTTATTATGTTGGGGAAGGTGATACTCTAATTACAATAGCAGCTAAATTATATGGGGATTCTAGTAAATGGAATTACCTTATGAATAAAAATAATTTAAAAAACCCTTTAATTCTAGAGGTTGGCCAAGGATTAAAAATATAGGTGATTATATGGATAATGTAACATTAAAAATTTATAAATGGAATGATGTGAATAAAACAATTAATATACAGGATATATGTAGTTCAATTAAAATGTATTGCTCACACACTAATATAACAACTGAATTGAATTTTACAATAGCTTATGAGTATAATGATTATTATTTTTATAAGTTTGATATTGGAGATCAGGTTTGTCTATGGTATAAAGGAGGGCTAATTTTCTATGGAAGAATTACAGATAGTGAATTTAACTTAAAAAATAACACTTATACTTTTACTTGTTACGATTTGGCATGGTGGATTATAAAATCTAATATAACTAGAAATTTAGATAATATTAGTGTAAAAGATGCCTTACGCACTGTTTTTGGGGACATTGATTTAAAAGCATTTGATATTGATAGTGAACTAGGTGATGATGGTAATATTTTAATAGGAACCCATCTTATTAAAAACAAAAGTGCTAAAGATGTATTAATGGCAATAATGCAAGAGGTAAGCAAAAAGACGGATGTATATTATTACATGCATATGAATACTAATTGCAAAATTATAATAACTGAATGTGATAAATATTATAGTGGGGTTACAATACAAGAAAGCAGCAAAGATGTTATTGATGGTAATCTAATTGACTACACAATTAATAGATCTATGCAGGATATGGTAAATAAAATTAATATTTTTGATAGTGACTATAAGCAAATTAATTACCTTACGTTGTCTGATTTTGACGAAGATAGATATGGAACAATACAAGATAACGTGATTCTTGAAGAAGATGAAGAATATAGCGTAGAAGTAGAAACTAAGATAAAAAAGAAATTAGATCAAAAAGGAAACCCTAGTGAAGAGGTACAGGTCAAATGTCTAGGAGATATAAACTATAAAGTTGGGTATGGTGTAATGTGTAAATTACCCGATAGTACATTCTATGATAGATTTATGTATATACTAGCATCTGAATGGGAATGGGTTGCCAGTGGGGATTTTATAAGTACTTTAAGTTTATCTACAAGTAAGCACAAAGACTTAACGGACTTTAGTGATATAGAAGATAAACAAGACGATGAAGATGGAGAGAATACGGGATCGCTTGCAGATAGAGTCGTTGAGTATGCTAAGACATTTTTAGGGTATCCATATTTATATGGAGGCGCTGGTAGAATCTTAACAGAAGAGTTAGTTAAAGCCAATCCTAAAATAACAACATTAGAAGGTGCTAATGATAATTGGAAAAATTGGATAGGCAAAGAAGCTTACGATTGTAGTGGCTTTACCCAAGCTGTATATAAACATTTTAGTATAGACATAACTAGAACTACTACTAATAATCAAATGGGGCAGGGAAAGGCAATTAGTGCATCCGATAGTAGCAAGTGGAAAGAAGGAGACTTAATGTTTCCACATGCCAATCATGTTCAAATGTATATTGGTAATGGAAAAATTATTCACGCTCCTGAAAGTGGTAGAGTAATACAAATAGCTGATGCCAAAACTAGTTATGCATGTGTGCGGAGGGTGCTAAAAGATGAAGATTTTATAGCTACCAAAAGTGCTAGTAGCAATCAGGATGCTTCAATTAATACTGCTGTAAATTGTACAAGTCAAAAAGAATTTGCGGCAGCAGTTGCGCCGTATGCTAAAACATTATTTAATAAATATCATATTTTTCCTGGAGTAATTATTTCATGTATGATCCAAGAATCATGGACAGGTAGTGGGTTCACTAAACTTGCTACAAAATATTATAATTTTGGTGGTGTAAAATGCTCTGCTAGTAGTGAAAATGCAATACAAGATTATAAACCACCTTCAAGTGAAGGAAATATGTTATATAGAAAATTCGATTCATTAAAAGATTTTATAATATATTGGTGCGAACTCATTTCTGGAAGCAGTTATAACTATAAATCAGCAATAGCAGATAAGAATACACCGAAAGAACAAATTTTTGGCTTTGATAATACTCCATATGCTGGAGATAAAACAAAGGGCTCGCAAATGTGGAACATATATAGTTCGGATGGATTTAGTAAATATGATGAAGGATTGTGAGGTGAGTAAATATGCTAGCAGAAGAAAAATTAAAAGCTGCATTAGATTCAAATTCTAGAAGTGCTATAGATATAAAAGAACATGAAATAGGAATTATTGAATCTCTAGAACCCTTTCAAATTAATGCTGGGGGATTAATTTTGACAGATAAAAATTTAATTATTAACTATGATTTGTTAGAACATACAGAATATTTTAAAAGTCTAACAGGAACTATTGGAGATAAATCTGAAACTATTTCTAATGGTTCTATTTTATTTGAAAATAAATTAAATAAAGATGATAAAGTTATAGTTAGACCTATAAGTAAAAATAAATATTATGTTTCAAACAAAGTAAAAGTGGGTGAATCAAATGTCTAATTTTCCAACTTACGCTATTAATAGAAAAGAAGATATAGAAGATACAGAAATTCCATTATTAAAAGAGTATGCTTGGAATTTTGAAAATGATAGTTTTCTATTTGATGAAAATGGAAAGTTTATAATTTTAGATGGGTTGGAAGCTTTGAAAGTTAGAAATTATTTATCTTTAAAAATATATAAAGATAGATGGTTTATTTACAATGGCAAAGTTGGTGGTAGAATAAAAGAACTTATAGGAAAAGGCTATAGTTTTGCTTGTTTGCATGCCCAAGAGTTTATAGAAGAAGCTATTGTGGATAACATATATGTAAACTCAATAGAAGATTTAGAGATAACAATGAAAGATAACAAAGCAATTATAAATTTTAACGTTAATAGCATATATGGATCTTATTCAGAATCTATAAAAGGAGTGGAGGTGTAAATTTTGGACACATTTTATAAAAGCGCGGAGCAATATTATTCAGAAATGATTAACACGCTAAAAGATACCGATACAAGTGAACATAGTATTATAAGAAATGCTTTGTCACCATCAAGTTATGTATTTTCTCAAATTTCTTTAATTCTAGATGAAATTCCTAAAATGATATTTGCAAAATCTGCGCTTGAAAATGATTATATAGAGACTTTAGAACAGAGGTGCGCTGAAATGGGAATATACAGAAAACAAGCTACAAAAGCCACTGGAATTATAAAAATTCTTGGAAATAAAAATGCGGTGTTTCCAGAACAATCTATAGTTACAACTAAATCAGGAAAAACTTATATGACACAAGAAAAAATTATTATAGACGAAAATGGAGTAGGCTATGCAAATATAGTGGCTAGTGATTATGGTAGTTCCTATAATTGTTCTGAAGGTGACATATATATTATGCCAGTAAAATACAGTGGAATACTTACAGTAGAAAATGAAGAAAAAATTGATAATGGTTATGATATTGAAACCGCTGAAGCTCTATATAATAGATATATATTAAAAGTACAGACTCCCGCAACAAGTGGTAACAAGTACCACTATAAAAATTGGGCTTTAGAAATAACAGGTGTCGGAAATGCTGAAGTTTATCCGTTGTGGAATGGTAACGGAACCGTAAAAGTTGTAATAACAAATAGTAATGGTAGAATAGCTAATGATTCTTTAATAAAAGCAGTTTATGATCATATAGAAGAAGAGAGGCCTATAGGCCCTACAATAACTGTTATAAGTGTTATAGAAAAAACTATAAATATTTCTGCGAATGTGCAAATAAAAGCAGGTGCTAATTTAGAGGATATTAAAAGTGCCTATTCAGCTAATTTGGCTAATTACTTGAGAAGTAATGTCAAACAAATAAGTATTCTTAAAATAATAAGTTTATTATTAGATATGGAAGATGTATTAGATGCAGATTATTCTAGTTTTAAAATTAATAATTCATCTGAAAATATAATTTTGAAATCAGATGAAATTGCAGTCTTGGGTGATATTTCCTTAACTGAAGTTTGAAGAAGGTGAAATTTATTGTCATGAGAATTCTAGAAAAACAATCTATAGATTTAACCAAGTATGTACCACCACTCATATATAAAAATAATAATATCATGAAGTCCATCTATAAATCTCAAGGGGATGAATTAGATGGACTTTTATATTGCATAGAAGATTTGATGAATCAATGTTTCATTGAAACTGCTACATGGAGTTTATCTTTGTGGGAAAATGAGTTTGGAGTAAAAGCTAAAATCAATGACACTTTAGAAAATAGAAGAAGTAGAGTTTTGGCTAAAAAAAGAGGTACTAGCACTACTACAAAGCAGGTTGTAAAAGATATTTGTAATAGCTTTGTAGATAACACAAGCATTACAGAATACAGCAGCGATTATTACTTTGAGCTAATCCTAGAAAGTTATAGTGGATTCCACAACTTTTTAGAAGATTTAATGGATATAATTGAAGAATTAAAGCCAGCACATCTTGGAGTTAATTATGAGTTAAGAGCAACGACTAAATCTAACATTTATATAGGGTTATCTGCGTTTGATGGAGAGATAGTTAATACGTATCCATGGACGCCAAATGATATAGAATCTAAAGCTGAATATTATATTCCGGTAATACAGCCTTCAAGTTTAGAAACTATAAACACATATCCAAAGGAGGTAGTTTAATGGCAGAAAAATTTTATAGTATTTTAACCAATATAGGTAAAGCAAAAATAGCAAATTCGATTGGCTTGGGGATTAAAGTGAATTTTGTGAAAATGAAGGTCGGAGATGGCGGCGGGAATTACTATGAGCCAACAGAAGATCAATTGGATCTTAAAAATACAGTTTGGGAGGGAAATATTAATCATGTTGAGATTGATAAGGATAATCCGAATTGGATACACATAGAAGTTATGATACCCTCAACAATCGGAGGATTTACTATACGGGAATATGGCGCTTTTGATGAAGAAGGAAATATGCTTGGGATATGTAAATGTGCTGAAACATACAAGCCAGTTATTGCAGATGGTAGTACTAAAGAATTGCTTTTAAATTTAATATTAGTAGTAACAAATACGGAAAGTATAACTTTAAAAATAGATCCTACAATAATATTTGCCAAGAAATCAGACATTGAAGAATTGAGAACTTATATTACTGCGCAATTGTCAGATATGGTGTATCAAACAGCAGGCGGATCTGCTACAGCAATAACACTTACAATTAAAGGAACGTTAATAAATGGATATCCAATAACTTTTATAGCAAGTGTAAACAATGGCGGAGCAGCA